CACCATTATATTTTGCCAGCAATCTAACATATTCTTGTACTCTGTCTGACCCAGCAATCATGATGACTTTATCATATTTTCCATTGTTATTTTTCAGTACACTAAACAATGTAGGATTTTGAGGACTTGCTGTGTCAAACTTCACGTTAGGAAACAACCACTCAGCATAATATAATTTTGTATCAACATCAAGTGGGTTTTTCTTACTGTCTTGTGTGTGTGACAATACAACTACATGGTCTGCCTTTTCTGCTTTTGCTACTGATAATACTTTATCAATTAATTTCTTATGTCCTATTGTTGGCGGATTAAGACGACCAAATGCGAACACAAGCGTTTTTAATTTCTCAGTGCTTTCTTTAGGTGCTTCTGCAGGTTTTGCCCAATCCTTTACTGCATTAAAGTTTGCCGAAGAAAATTCCATACGATTCACCAACTTCACGGCATTTCCTTTCTTGTCTACTGCAACATATCCTTCAGGGTCGGTATGCTTGAATCCCTGAGGTGTTTCAATGAACGTATCAATGCCTTGTGCTTCATTCAACCGATTCACCAAGATGTTTTTCATGACTAACAAATTCTCATATAATGCAAACACCGACTTCAAGTTCACTGCATTTGCTTTCAAATATGCTTGTGTGTCTTTTCGAATTCCTGAATATTTTTCTTTGGCAATTACAGTTTTTACTCCCTCTTCCTTCTTGTTTATTCTTGCAATAATAAAATCATCTAACCCAGCTAATGAACGCTGGGTTACAGGTGTACCTGCACGCACCAATGTATTCACAAAAATCTTAAACAAAAATCCTACTGATAAATCTCCTTCCATTGCCGATACATCATTTAAAAACTTCTTAGCAGTTAGTGCGTGTGTTTTAGCAGAGGCCATGTTTGAACTTACCGTTCTAGTTTCCTGTGCCGTCAGCGTCATTTTTCCAGAAACATCTTTGTATGACGCATCCTCGATCCAGGCTGTCTTAGATTTTAGCTTGCTCACATCTACACCAAACGTAGCTGACAGGGTGTTAACCGCACCAGTACCTGTATATTTAGTATGGAAGACTATTCCAAGGTTGCTTTGCAACAGTTTAACACCCAGGGGGTCACTTGTTGGCACGGCATACATGATGGTGTTAGGCTTGAATGTAACATACTGAGTGCCGTCGATGGTCTGCGTCTTTTTTCTTTCAGAAGTAAACATCACATCCCCTTGTAGAACATCTTTCATGCCCAAGTCTTTGAGTTCACGGTACACATGCTTCAAGGTGTCGATTAACCCGGCTTTTCCTTCATAATCAAGTTCGATATCAAATTCGTCGAAAGACAAACGTTGATTTTTAGAGAACGCTGCATGTTTGGTGGCCACAAAGAACGATCCAGTTTCTGGGTCTTTTCCACAAACAATCGCAGGCGCTCCATCCCATTTCACACTGATGCTTAGTTTATTCGGGGCAGTCCCCTCAAATAACTGCAAAAGCGCCTCAACAAACGCAATGGATTGTTGGGCGCCGGCATAGCCTAGATTGATGATGTCATCTTCTAGGTGTTCTAAGTGTGTGTTTTTCTTACCTGTGTGTGCCGCCATGATTTACCAGAATTAAAGACTCTAGTATTTATGATGTTTTATAAGTTAGCTATTCGATTCCAACGAAGAATTCGCATATATTCTGCCCGTTTAACCTTCCACAGTTGTTTTACGCGACGGTTCTTGGCATTTTTAACCATGGTATTCAAGTTATTCAGAATCTTTTCACTTTGTTCAATCATTTCCAGGGATTCATAGGTGAGGATAATTGCTGCAGGATTGATAACACCATCAAGAAACGGGGAATCAACATCATAATCATCATTTTTTAAATTAAGTATTTCCAGAAGGTTTTTAAAAAACCATGTAGGGGAAACAACCAGGGTACCCAACAGTACCAACGTTACGGAATGTGCGAGTAACATGATTGCTTCCCCTATCTAGTTGTTTAGCGACCGCTGAAAGGCTTACTGCCTGCGATACGGTAGGCAATTGCTACCATGGCGCGGTTAGGCGTACCAACGCGATACTGCGTTGTTCCCTTGGAACTGGTGTTCGTGTAGACACACACGCCAGTGGTGCGAAGGTCGTTGATACGGGCGCGAAGGTTCTTAACGCCGAACCGACTGCGAGCCTGTGCCACCGTGATGGTGCGCCCAGTGGACAAATACGTGAACAACTTTTCATTCTGTGTCATAATAATGCTCCTAATTCGCCACTGCATGTCAAAGATGTTAGGTCGTGGCTGTTAACGTTAACATCGAAATATAAGGTACGGTTTTCATGTCGTTCGACAGAGGGATGACCGCAAACCCAGGGATTTTGTTAATTAAAGGTCCGATGTCCCCGACAAACCAATTCTATTACGCCTTAGGCACCGATGTCGCACTAACAATCTTAGGCGTAGGAATATACCGAGCCGCTGCGACTGCAATGGCATCCTGATATACCGAGGCGGTAATGACTTCATCCTTGAGTGAGCGAAGATGCTCAACTGCCTGCTTCTTACTCATAGCAGAGGGCAAGCTAACCCAATGGGGTGCCGATGCACCAATTGTCTTGGCAAGCGCCTTGCCGAAACGGAACTTGTCGTTCGTGAACCGAATCTTGGTCCCCATGACCTTGCCATTGGAACGGGCGCCGCCCGTGGAAAAGCATACAAACCGAATCTTATCTGTGTTCTTCATGATATATCTCCTTGATGGAATAAAAGAAGTGTTACTTTCACTTACATATTAAAACTACAACCTGTGCTGCCATTTGTCAAGTCCTATCTTTTACCACTTTCGTCATCCCAATTGAAGTATGAAGTGTCATAAAATCCTTCTCCGAAATTGGATAAGCGCTCAAGATATTCCTGTTCTTCAACATCAATAACATTCCAGTTCTTCTGGTCTTTGTTTACCAATGAACTTTCAGGTGGCTGGGGTGTCTGATAGTTCATCCGCTTTTCTTTCATTTTTCTATCCTCATCCATTAGGGGTATACTTTAAATTTAACACCATACACACGAAAGGTCAAGGGCTGGCTAAGTCATTGATTTATAACGACTTACACCGGCACCGGACCCTGAGCTGACGGCAACCACCGCCATATTTTACGCAATAATGACTTTTTTAATCTATTCCAGTCGGTGCCTTTAAATGCTTGTTTATATACCAAATAACTATATAAATTTCTATGTGCATCAATGTGTTTTATAACCGTTGCGGGATTTGTATTTTCATGATATTGATTTATTTCCATGGAAATGTCATGAGCATATGCATCAATTTCACACCACTCTCGTAAATACTCAATTTGTTCAAGCCGTTTTTTAGATATCATGTTTGAATGAAGAACTTTCACCTTACGAGCTGAGTGTTCAGGGCGAAAGGCAAACTGACTTTCATGAATGAATTCATGTTGTACAACTTGTGAAAACATGAACACAAATCCATTATACTGTGCTTTGGTAAATTTAAACTTTCTACGCGAAGGTGATAAGTGAACACACAAATTAATAGCATTTTTCTTTTTCAAGGTATCAAAATATCCTGAAAACGAATATTTTTGTTTTACACTTCCCCTAGGCATTTTCATTAATGGGTCACGGCAAACACGGATTCTGGCACCCATGGGACGTAAAATATTATTCAGCTTTTTACTGATTTGACCATAGGTGAGTTCCTGTCCTATGATGTCATCAGGAGAAAACTGTGCTTTTAGTTCCTTGTGTAATTTACTAGCCAAGTACATTGGAACCCCCATTATTGTCGAACCGAGGTCGAGGCGAAACTCAAAACTATTTATACATAACCACCTTTATAATTTAAATCCCTCAAAATTTCGGGTAAAATTCTTTGAAGTGGTAAAACTGGGGCCCCCTATGGGGCGAGTGTTGTAATCTTTCTTTTCAGGTTCTTGCATAATACTCTTTTGTGCTGAAGCATCCACATCAAACAGTCGCATTTTATTCCTATCAACCCCTATCACAAATCGTTTGTTTGATGCCAAGTCATTATATCTATTTTTCAGTTGTTTCACCATGAATTGCCCCAGCTTTTCTAAATCCTCTGTTGTGACGATGGCAAACATAAAGTCTGCTGTTGCTGGGAGACCGAATGACTCTGATGTATCCGTCAGCTCAACATCGGAATTTGAAAATCCACTGCGCGTTGTTTGCGTTGCTGATACAATAGGAACATTTGTCTCGACTGCTAATCCACGAAGTTCTTCTGCGATGCCTTTGATATAAATGTAGCTATTCACAGACCCAGACATTTTGAATCGGCTACTGGCACAAATGTTCAAATAATCAATAAAGATGATGTCAGGATGAAACTCTTTCTTCAAACTGAGTTCATTTAACAAAGCACGAAAATGTCCAGCATGTGCTGATGCCGTAGGATATTCTTTGATGATTAATTTTCCCTCGGTCTTATTCTTAATTCTGGTAATCCTATCATCAAACATTTGCTTTGGCAGATTTTTCAAATCATCCATGGTCACGTTCATCAAGTTGGCATCAATTCTTTCCGCAATGCGTTCCTCTGCCATTTCCATTGTAATGTATAGAACATTCTTGCCCTGACTTAAACTCGCAGCTGCCATGTGACACATGAACAATGATTTGCCCACACCTGTACCTGCCAAACAGATATTCAATGTCTTTTTAGGCAATCCCCCTTTTGTGATTTTATTAAACATATCCAAGTCAAAGGGTAACCGTTCTTCTTCTCTGTGATAGAAATCAAATCTGCCGTCAGAATCATTAAGATAATCATGCCCCACAGAGTTATCAAAACTGATGGCCAAAGCATCTTTTAGAATTTCAGGAATAGCCTCAGATGTGAATTTCTTATCCTTGCCATCAATAATCTGAATGGATTGAACGATGGCGTTGTATACTGCCTTGTCCTTACAGAACTTTTCAGTTTCATTCAGTAACCAGTCTTTGTTTGTTTCGGTAGGAACAAACGTTTGAATGTCTGTGTTCATCTTCTCAAACTCATCTTCTGTTAGCGTCTTGTCATTTTGAAAAACAATTGACAATGCACTTATCGTCGGAGGAGCGTTATACTCCTCGACAAATTTATGAACGTGTTGAAATATTTTCTTCTCAGACCAATCGATGAAATACTCTGCTTTGAGAAAGGGAATAACCTTTCGTAGATATGTGTCATCATGTAGTAAATTACTTAGTATCAATGTCTCTAGTTTCATTTACATCCTCATTAATATATGTTTGTCATCCTAGGAGTGACAGTTTCAACTAAATCCATCATCCACGGCGTGACAGTTTGAACCAAATCAAATATAATTTTGTCATAAGTGTGTGCCAAAATGCTAATACTTTCGTCTGAAGTGTATCACGTTCGGGCGGCGCTTCAATTGACGGAGTGACATTCTTATCAATTTGTACATACTTTTCAATGATAGCTCGAAGAATAACTCCTATTTCCACTTCAATTTTTTTTATATCGCGCTTTGAATCAACCCATCGGGGTGTAAACAACACGGTATAATTGAAGTTAAGGTTGCCACTTCCATCTTCATTTTCACCGACAAATTCAATGTTCCCATAGTTAAAGTGTAAGCCCATGTATGGTCCATCAGTAATTTCTACATAATGGTCCCGAGGACTTCCAGCAATTTCCGCTTCTGGGTATTTTCCATTTTTAGGGTGTACAATAAAATCAGGCATTCTCGTATTCCTCGCTGATGAAATCGTCTGTGAATTCAGCTACCAATGAACTGTTTGAAATAGCATACCGTGTTTTAATCCATTCCTGGAATGTCGGATCCTTCATAATGGGCATCCAGAACTCCTTGGTATCTGTATCGCTCATACGATACTTTTGTTCTTCACCCTTCCTTTGGTACCAACCATTCGCAGGCTTCACAACATGTCCTGATTCAAGAGCAACATCTAACAACCCAGACCATGTACTTATACCTCCTTCAAATGACACCTCGACAGGAATCTTACTTTTCTCACGAACAAAGCGAGACTTCTCAACATTGATAATGAAATTATATCCCGTAAGACCTTCAGCCCCCTTCTCTTGCTGACGACCAATAATAAAGATATTATCGGCGCTATAATACACGCCGGTTCCGCCTGATACAATGTCCTTGGGGAACAATCCGATTTCCTTGTATGTGTGATTCACAACAATCATAGGAATATCCTTGATAGTCATGTGAGGAGTACACATACGAAACAAACTTTTCAGTTGCTTGGCGCGTGTCATGTCTGCAACACTCTTGCCTTCAAGTGCGTCCTCGACTTCCTTCTTTGATGCCAAGTTGCCAATACTATCTACAATGATGATGATATGGTCGCCACGTTCAATGCTATTCACCTGCGACATTAAATCATGTTTCAATTGTTCAATGTCAGTGATGGGAGTGTGAACAACACGGTCAGTATCAATACCAAAACTCTTAAAGTATCCAGCCGGGGCACCGAACTCAGAATCATAGAATAGTATTGCCGCATCATCATATTTTTCAAGATAGGACTTTGCCATCAACATCGCAAAAGCTGTCTTGAAATGCTTGCTGGGTCCCGCAAACACAGTGAGTCCAGGTGTAAGCCCACCGTCCAGCCGCCCTGACAG